TGCCGCTTGCGATGTACACTACCAAACACGCTACGCATTGAACCATTTGTCGAGTACATCGCAAGCGGCAACACGTTAGACTGGACAAACAAACTTGACCTATCGAAAGACATAACGTACTACCCAACAACCGACCTTCAAAAGGCGAAGTTTACTTTCACATACGCGGAAGACGGAGACTATTTCAATACAGTCTATAAAGACAACGGGCGTATCTACGGACGCTACGAAATAACGGAGAACGACTTCGAAGTAATCAATGAGTTCGCAACAGGCGAAGAAAAGATTGAGTTAGCATTTGCATCTACACCTTCCGCACCTGTCGAAAATACAGACGTCGTTGTTCCTCGATTCATCAACGCAGAAGGACAATTTGTGCAACCTAAACCGCGTATCCTTTATTACTTCGCGGACTTCTTTGTAAGCGTTTGGAATGAGGCAACAAACAGCGTTCAACAAACGGCGGTTAAGTGTTTGAACAACTACTCAACAATGAACGCAAATGTAGGAGACAAAGACCTAAACTTTGCGCCCGAAATTCCTCCGCACACAATAATAGCGAACCCATACGAGAATCTTTACAACCGTTGGTGGCGTAACTACTACCGAGAATTATACGACGGACAGGCGCGCATTTTAGAGGGTATGTTTGCTTTGACTTTGAACGACATTTTTACTTTTCAATGGTCAGATAAAATTTGGATTGTTGATTCGTGGTGGCGCGTGTTAGACATTGAAGGTTACGTTGTAGGTGAACAAGACGTCACTAAGGTGAAGCTCATTCGCTTACTCGACATTGACAACGATTGCGACCTTATACCCGTGTCATCCAACCAGAATCAAACGATTGAATGGGAAACTCCGAATGGAGATCCTGCGACAATAACCGAAGATTGTTGCCGTCGCTTTGGCTACTATTGGAACCCAACGAAAGAGAATTGTTTTACGGTTCAAAACATCGGTACGCGTTCATTCATTACGCAACAAGCGCCTTCGTTAGCACCAACGCGCTTTGGTGCGCCTGTGAGCTTCGGAGCGTCTATATCACAGCCAGTTAGAACAATAACAACTGACTATGTTATAACGAATTTTGACCGAATGATTTTCGCAGATACAACAGGCGGAACGATTACTATCTATTTGCCGTCCGCAACAACAACTGCAGGCCGTGAATTTGTTATTCAAAAGAGCGTAGCGGCAAACAGCGTGACCATACAAGCGTACACAGGCGAAACCGTTCAAGGTAGCGGGGCAATAGGACTAAGCGGAATAAGAGACACAATAACATTAATAAGCAATGGGACAAACTTCACAGCAACTTCTTCAAAATAAAGCAAGCGAAATGGTCGCTTGTTTAGAGTTCATAAAATTGAACATGAAAAGCGACAGCAAAGAAGGACGTTTTGCGCAAGGGAAACGAAAGCTAGAAATGTGGAAACATTATTTATGGCGAACAACATTCATTTCTGTAAATATCTCGATTTGGATATTTATAATTTATAACCTATTCGTATAATGGCAACAAAAGAATTTAACATATCGAGCAACGCGGTAACGGTACTTAACGAAACCACCAAAGCGGCTGAAGGAACGGCGAAAGGATTTACCTCAATGAAGGCAGAACTTCGCGCTCTCCAAAATCAGATGCTCGAAATGGATCAAACGAGCGCCGAATTTAAAAAAGCCTCGCTTCGTGCTGCGGAATTAAAGGACAACATTTCCGACTTTTCCGCAGAAATTAACGCAAACGCGGGTAATGCTTTCGAAGGTCTTTCAAATAACATCGGATTGTTTGGTTCACGTTTGATGTCTCTCGATTTGAAGGGCGCGGGTACGGCTTTAACCGCTATGGGTAGTGCCGTTGGACGTATTGATTTTAAGACAGTAAAAGAAGAAGTTGGTGGTCTTGTCAAGGGCTTTGCTAATCTTGCAAAAGCAATTCTTTCCAACCCTATCTTGTTGCTTGCGGGTGTTATTGCGGTGGTTGTTATGAACATGGACAAGTTGCGTAAAGCAATACCTGGTCTTGACTCTGCAATGGGTGGTTTGACGGAGAAAATGAAAGCGGCCGCAAAGGCAAACGAAGCGTCTTTGAAAGCGAAGCAGTCTGAGTACGACGTTATCATGGCTTCGAGCGCGATAATGAAAGAGCAGGGCATGAGTGAAAAACAAATCTTGCGCGCTCAACAAGAAAAAGCTAAAGTATTACTCGAGCAAAAGAAAGTAACGGACGCTCAAAACATAGCCAACGCAAAAGCCGACCTGCAAAGAAATGAGAATCTAAAAATGGTTCTTAAAGGTATTCAGGAAGTCGGTCTTGCCATTCCTAAATTGATGTCTTTTGTGTTTGACGCGGTCTTTGCAAAGTCGAAAGAGTTATTGTCATACGTTGGAATAACAATTGACACTTCGTTTCAAGCTTATGAGACAATAGCAGGCGCGCAAACAATGGTTCTTGACGCTATCTTCGGCAATACGCAAGAAGAAAAGCAAGCCATTATAGACATGGAGCAACAGTCTATTCTTTCTCAAACACAACTTGCAAACACAATAGCCCAAACAAATCTTGACATTAAAAAATCCGACGAAGATTTAGCAAAGTCAAAACAAAAAAACCTAGACAAAGAAGTAAGCGAGAAAGAAAAGGCAAGCGAAAAAGAAGAGCGTTTAAGGAAAGAAGCTAACGAAAAGGAATTAGCAGACGCTAAAAAATTAGCGGAAGATACACGCGCAATAGAACAAGCAATTGCGGACGATTTTAGAGCGAAGTATAAAGCTATTTCGGACGCTGCAATGGAGCAAGCGAAAGAAAACGAACAACGTTTAATAAGTGAAAAAGATAGAGAGCTTCAAATAAATAAAGAAAAGTACGACGCTTTAATTGCCGAAGCTGACTTGCGAGGTGTTGACACTATGGTATTTATAGAAGGTCAACTGGCTGCGGAAGCGGAAATAAAAAAGAAGTACGGAGACAAAGAATTAGAGGACGCGAAAAAATTAGCTGAAGATAAACTTGCTGCCGAACAGTCATTAGCAGACGCTAAATTTTCTTTGGCTTCCGCGTCTGTTGATTTGTTAGGAACGATATTCGCAAAGAATAAAAAAGCGGCTGACATTGCTTTTGCACTTGACAAGGCTTTAGCCATTGCGTCCATAGTCGTAAACACACAACGAGAAATAGCGGGTATAAGTAGTAACCCTACATTAACAGCAATGCCCGACTTGGGAGCATCTGTAAAAATACCTTCCATTATTGCGGCAAAGATTCGAGCGGCTGTTGGTATTGCTTCAATAGCGGGAACAACAATAGGAAAATTTATGAATGGTGGCGGTGGTGCGGCTGCGGACGGTGGCGGTGGAAGTGCGCCAAGCGCAGGCGGTGGAACAACAGCACCTTCACCCGCAAATTTCGCCTTCTTAGGTAACCAACCGCAACAACAAGCACCGCTTCAAGCCTACGTCGTAGGAACGCAAGTGAGCAGCAACTTAGAAGCTCAACAATTAATTCAAAATCAATCGCGCTTAGGCGGTTAAAAAATAAACACAATGAACAAAAAAATTAAAGTTATTGAATACGGCATCGACGACGCAGGTTTGCTCGGAGTGTATGCTATTTCCGTTGTTGAAGAACCCGCAATAGGGGTTGACTTCGTTGCATTGAGCGAACAACACACTGTGAAGTTCAAAGAAGATTTTAGAGGTCTTTTATACGGTGCGTTATTGATTCCCGAACAACTGATATACAGACGCGACGACAAGACGGATGAAGAATACTATGTGAAGTATTCGAAAGAAACCATTCGCGCTATCGCTTACAACTATTTAAAGCAAGCGAATCAAAACAATGCAACGGTTGAACACGCGAAAGTTGTTGACGGAGTTAGTCTTGTCGAGACGTGGATCATTGAAGGCGAAAACGACAAGTCGAAGAACTTCGGGTTTTCACTTCCAGAGGGGACGTGGTTCGGTTGTATGAAAGTCGAAAACGAAGAGGTGAAAAAACAGATTCAAAACAAAGAGGTTCTTGGGTTCTCGATTGAAGGAAATTTTATTGCCGAAAAGGAAATGTATTTAAGCGCACACGAAGAGTTCGCTGCTATTCTTGAAGAGTTAAATGAACTTTTGAAAGAAGAATAAATGAACATCGAAACGGGTGGGTTTTTAAAGTTGGAGTTGTTCAACGACGACGCAAACCTGTTTCTAAACGCGCTCACCAAGATTACGAACGAGGGTGGTAAAATGGGGTTTAAGACGTACGGATTGAATGAGGATGAAATGAAGATGTTAAACGCAATACTTGATTCTTTAGGATAAAAAAAACGGGGGTAACTACTCCCCCGTTCAAACCTAAAAATCAAAAAGAAACTATGAAAAGATTCAATTACGAAACAAATGTACACTCTTTTCTATTTAGTCACTAAACATTTAATAAACACTTATATGAACTTACGAGAAAAAGTAAACGCTCTTTTCGCGAAACACAATGTAAGCCTATCTGCCGAAGAGGTTGTTGAGGTGAAACAAATGGTTGAAGCGATACTTGAGGACGGTACAAGCATCTACTCAGATAGCGACGCGTGGGCTGTTGGTGTTCGTGTATTCACTAAAGACGCAGAAGGCAACGAGGTTGTTGTTGCGGACGGAGAATACAAGACCGCTGAAATGGTAACGGTTGTTGTTGCTGACGGTGTTGTTGCCGAATTAAGACCAATGGAAGAAGAAGAAGCTCCAGAGGTTGAAGTTGTAATTGAAGAAGAACAAGCTACGGAAGTAGTTAAAGATTCTTTCAACGCAGAGGTTGAAGGTCTTTTGTCTTTGGTTGCAAAGTTAGAAAGCGAACTTGCTGAAATGAAAAAGGCAAACGCAGAACTTTCTTCAAACGTTGAGAAGTTGAGCGCACAACCTGCGGTTCAATCTATCAAAGAGGTTAAACAAACAAAGCAAGCGCCTGCTAAATCTTACAACAAGATGAGCGCAGAGGAACGCTTCTTATTTCATCTTAAAAAATAATAAAAAAACAAACAATAAAAAATGGCTACTACAACAAGTTTGACCACAACATTTGCTGGTCGTGAAGCGGCAGGATATATCCGCGCTGCATTTTTAAGTAACGAGTCTTTGGCTGCGGTTACATTCAAAGAGAACATCGAGTACAAACAAGTTGTTCGCAAATTAGTTGACGACATCACTTTCGCTAACGCGACTTGTGACTTTACTCCAACTGGAACAGTTACTTTAACAGAGCGTATCTTGACTTTGGAAAAATTCCAAGTTCATCGTCAACTTTGCAAAAAAGATTTCTTGGCTGACTGGGAAGCTAAATCTGAGCAAGACGGTTTCCTTCACGCTTCATTAACCGACGCTTTAATTGCTAACGTAATGGCAGGTGTTGGAGCTAACAACGAGCGCGTAATGTGGCAAGGTGTTAACGCAACAGCGGGTGAGTACGCAGGTTTCGAGACATTGTTTTTGGCTGACGCTGCGGTTCTTGACGTTGCTACTCCTGAGGCTATCACTTCTGCGAACGTAATTGAAGAAATGAACCGTTTGGTTTTAACACTTCCAACACGCGTTCGTCGTGCAACTGAGAAGCCTGTTATCGCGGTTAGTTCAAACGTTGCTGAAGCGTTTAGAACTGCTATCTTAGGTCTTGGCGGTGGAAGCTACTTGTACCAAGGTGAAACAGTGAAGATGACTTGGCAGGGACAATACGACATCGTTGAATGTCCTGGTATGTCTGACGATACAATGGCTATGTATCAGAAGTCGAACTTGTGGTTCGGAACAAACCTTCTTGACCAATGGAACAACGTTGCTGTTTTGGATATGTACCAATACGACCTTTCTGACAACGTACGTTTCGCAGCTTCTTTCTTCGCAGGTGTACAATACGGTTTCGGTGACGAGATTGCATTCTACCAATATACTGCCTAATCTCAACCATTCTAACCCTTGCATATATAGAGGTGGTGGCGTAAAATCCACCCCTCTTTTGTGCTAATAAAAAACATACAAATATGGCATGTGAATTAAGCACAGGTTTCACACTCGATTGCAAAGACGGCATCGGTGGTATTAAGAAAATCATTCTTTGCGACACGGTTACTTCGTTAACTTTTGACGCAAACGAAATTGTTACTGCTATCGTCGGTCCAGTTGCAGGTGATTTGTACACATACGAATTGCCAACGCAAACGGGTTCTTTTGAAGAAACAATTAACTTCAACCGTGATGCAGGAACTATTTTCTACACGCAGACGGTTAACGTAATGTTAAACAAATTGAGCGCTCCTAAGCGTCTTGAATTGCAAACAGTTGCGCAAGGTCGTCCAATGGTTTTCGTTAACGATTCAAACGACAACTGGTGGGCTATTGGTTATGAGTTCGGTGCTGACCTTTCAACAGGAACAGCAGCGACAGGAACAGCACTTGGAGACATGAATGGTTACACACTTGCATTTGTACACGAAACTCCAAAGAGAGCGTACAAATTGAGCGGTGCGCCTTTGTCAATCCTTGACTAACAAAAAACTTTTACACATAGAGGGGCAAAGCGTCCCTCTGTGATGTAATTTTAGCAAACAAATAAAAGTTAGAATGGTTTATTTGAATACAAATACTGCGAATCAAAATGCGTGGCTTTCGTTAGACGAAGGTCGCCAATACTTCAACGTTGCATTCACTGACTATCTTCTTATTTTAACATACGAAATGACGGGTGAACAACTTGGTCAAGTCGTGGAAGTATTAACAGAAAACGAACGTGTTACTAAAATACGTTTGACAACAGTTGGACTAACTGACGCTGGAAAATATAAGTACGACGTGTACGGACAAAATAGCGCAGTGAATTTAGATCCAACAAACGCTTCCGTTGTTGGTTTGGTTGAACGCGGTTCAATGATTCTTCAAGACGGAACAATTTACTTTGACGTTTCATCGCCTACGATACCCGTAGACGTAATTTATACAGGCGCATAAAATGAGCAATATACAAGCAATAAATCTTTCAGCTTACCAACCAGTTGAAGCGTTTGAAAAAGAGAATCGTGC